TTGCTGGCGCGCTTGCTAAGGCACAAGGCCAGATTGAAGACGCCTCCAAAGGCTCTGAGAACCCGTATTTCAAGAGCCGCTACGCTGATCTTGCCGCTGTGCGTGCTGTGATTCGTGAGCCGCTTGCTGTGAATGATCTCGCTATCATTCAGGCTCCGCGCACCGTTCCCGGTGGCGCAGAAGTTGAAACCATGCTCGTTCACAAGTCTGGCGAGTTTATCTCTGAAACGCTGTTTATGCCTGCGGGAAAGGCTGATCCTCACGGGTACGCCAGCGCGATCACATACGCTCGCCGTATTGGCATCATGTCCCTGCTTGCCCTCGCCAGCTATGATGATGACGGCAACACTGCTGTTGATTCTGTCAAGGAACAGGCTCCGCAAAAGAGCAAGCCCAGCGCAGACGTGATGGCTGCTGCAAACAACGCTGCAAAGCAGGGCACGCTCGCTCTGACGGAGTGGTGGCGGTCCCTGTCTAAAGAAGACCGCTCACTGATTGACAGCAACACCATTAAGTCGCTGAAGGCTGCGGCCAAAGAAGCGGACGGCGCTAGTGAGTAAGACTGGCGACATAGCGTATGAGATGGAGCTTATTAGCTCCTCCATGCGCGCCTCCCAGCGCATCGCGGAACTTGAGTCCGCGCTGCGCAGGATCATCAATGAAGTCATCCCCGACAGTATACGGGAGATGAATCAGATCGTGCGTGATGCTGAAGATATTTTGGAAAAGGAATGGTGATGGAACAGCGCACAGATGAATGGTTTGCCGCACGTCTTGGCAAGGTGACTGCCTCGCGCATTGCTGACGTTATGGCAAAGACCAAGACAGGCTACGGTGCAAGCCGGGCTAACTATATGGCAGAACTCATCGTGGAACGTCTGACGGGTCAGAAGGGGGACTCCTATCAGAACGCCGCGATGATGTGGGGCACAAACACGGAACCGCTGGCGCGTGCTGCCTATGAGGCGCACAGGGGGGTGCTAGTGGAAGAAACCGGGTTTGTGCCCCACCCGTCCGGGGCAATGACAGGTGCCTCGCCAGACGGCCTAGTGGGAGATGATGGCCTCGTTGAGATCAAGTGCCCCAACACGGCCACTCATATTGACACGCTCATGTCGGATGACGCGCCGCCCAAGTACTTTGCTCAGATGCAATGGCAGATGGCCTGTACTGGCAGGGCGTGGTGTGACTTTGTGTCTTTTGACCCCCGTATGCCAGAAGAGATGCAGTTGTTTGTTGTCCGCGTAGAGCGTGATGACACGTGGATCACCATGGCTGAAGAAGCGGTCCAAGCGTTTTTGTCCGAACTGGATGAGATGGTTTCCAAGCTGAAGGAGAAATATAATGGCGTATGAACTGCGGGATAACAGCGGGTCAATGTTTAAGAACACCCGCAAGGATAATGACAGACAGGCCGACATGACCGGAGATGTCATGATTGACGGCCAGACCTATTGGATCAACGGCTGGCGCAAGGTGGATAAGAACGGCAACCCTTGGTATTCATTCTCTTTCAAGAAGAAAGAGCCGCGCCAGAACGCTTCCCAGTCTGCTCCGCGTCAGGCCGTCTCTGACGACGAGATTCCCTTCTGACCATGGACGCCAATCTCCCTCTCTCAGAGCAGTTTCGCGTCATCGCCAAAAAGTGGGTTGATGCGGACTCTGCGGCCTCCATGTTGGAGGAAACCAAATCTAGCGTGCTTGCTCAGATGATGGCGGGGCAGGGAGATATGCCTGTCAGTCGCGCTGAGATGAACGTCAAGGCTTCTGGCGAGTGGCGTGAGTACGTCAAGAGCATGGTGGAGGCGCGTGAAAAGGCGTCTCTGCTCAAAGTCCAACTTGAATATATCAGGATGCGCTTCCATGAGTGGCAATCACATGAGGCCACCAAGCGCGCAGAAATGAAACTATAGGAGATATGATATGAGCGATCATGAAGATGAAATTGAGCAATTGACTCGCTTAGTAGATGAGGTCCGAGAGGGAATAGAAGCTGCTGTTAAAGTAAAAAAAATATCAGATCAGATTATCAAGATTTTAGAGCATGTAGATGAAAGCATGGCGCTGACTATTGCCACGGTTGTTGCCGGGCGTGTCATCAGTTCTGTCGCAAAAAACGGAGTTGCGGCAAAGTGCATGTCTGCAACCATGCACGCGCGCATATACGAGTTTGTGCATATGAACTTTGACGATGAAGAAGAAGACGATGAAGAGCAAATTCTACAATGAAACGGGTACGCATCACGGCCAAGACGCGGGCTGACATCTTCATGCGGCACGGGGGCATATGTCATCTGTGCAACATGAAGGTAATTCCCGGACAAGAATGGGACGTGTCACATGAAATTCCATTGGAAGCAGGTGGCGCTGACGATGCTAGTAATTGGCTGGTTGCCCATCGCAAGTGCCATCGTACTCATACTGCTACTGTGGATGCTCCCCTGATCGCCAAGGTAAAACGCATACACCAACGCCACATTGGAGCTAAGAAATCCAAAAGCCCGATACCGGGTGGCAGGAACTCCAAGTGGAAACGCAAGATGGATGGAACCGTTGTCAGACGAGACGCAGAGAGCTGAATCTCACCAAAGATTCCTGAAGCGTTTAGATGGATCACGTCCTGCTCTTTTTAAGGTAGCTGAATGGCTGCATAGAAAGGGCAAGACCGTGACCATTCCTGCTATTCGGTATTCTCCAGAGCATAGAGAGTTTCTGAAGTACGTAGACAAGGGTGACATCATCATCACCAATGATGATGGCAGCCAATCAATAGTTGAGGTCAAACACTTCAAGCAGACCAAGTTTACGTGCGCGGAAGACTTCCCTCATCCGTCCGTGATTGTATCAAACATATACACCGTTCAGAGAAATCGCGGGCACATCTCTGCTTACTTAATTCTGAATAAAGACATGACTCATATGATTATTGTTAAGGGAAGCAAAATAGACGAGTGGGAGATACGGGATATATACGCATCAAACACTCAAAAGTTTGAGAAGTACTACACGTGCCATCCGAAAGATTGCAAGTTTATCTCCATTGAGGAACAGAAATGAAGCTGCTCATCACAATGAACATGCCAAGCGCCAAAGAGTACCTTGTCCACCAGATGACGGTTGAGACAGAGTGTGAAACGCTTGATAAGTTTCTGAAGCAACTAAATGACGACATCTTTGTTAAGGTGCTTCTTTACTATAAGCGCAAAGATCACATAACGGGAGAGACAATATGGGAAGATAGGGGTGATATACTCTTAAACACCAATCATATCGGTAAAGTGCAAGTCTACTTGGAATACGGAAAGGAACAGGACTATGATGAACCACACAGAAATTTTGACAACCGCAGCGCACACGTTGAAAGAACGCGGCCATCAATACGGCCCCGTGGAACTCTCATTTGATCGCGCCGCAAAGCTCGCATCTATCCGTTTGAACAGGCCGATCAGCATGTATGATGTCGCAATCATCATGTCGTGCGTAAAGCAAGCGCGTCAGACAGAAAACCCCACGCTTGTTGACTCGTGGGTTGATGACGTAAACTACACGGCTATCGCTGGGCAGTTTGCGGCTGCGCAGTTTGGAAACATTGAGGATGACATCGCCGCTATGGCAAGGCGGCTCGCACCTAAACGGGAGAATACCAATGCGCCGACTGATAGCTATGACAACGGCTACGGCTCTCACCCTAACCAGCCTGATACACCCGCTGGCGGCTGATGAATCAGCAGCGGATTTCTTCCGTAAAGATCGCGACTACTGGAGTAGGGGGCTACGCGCCCCCGAAACTCCAGCGTGGGCGGGCAAGCTAGACCTAAACGCTATGTCGCCAGATAAGGCCAAGGTTGCAGCTATGGTCGCTGCGGAGGCTAAATCCGTACTGGGCCAGCAGCACGTGCAGGATGCTCTCAGGCTGACCAAGCTGGAGAGTGGGTATCGGTGCCATGTCCTTGGCCCCAAGACCCGTCACGGGCGCGCTGTGGGCCCTCTGCAAGTGCTGCCCAAGAGTGCGGAAGCCTTTGGGATCAGCTCATACGATCTTCATCGTGACTGCAAAGCGCAGATCATGGCGGGGATCAAGCACATGGAGAAGTGCATCTCCGTAGGGGCTAAGAGCTACAACCAATTAGCAGCGTGCCACGTTGCTGGCTGGGGCGGCTGGAATAAGAAACTTAACCGGAAGGCTCAGGCATACCGCGCCAAATATGTGCGGATGGCTCAGGCGTCCAAGGTGCCAGCATGGGCAGGGACATTATACACATGGTAGAGGCCGCAACATTCTTGGGGATCATTATGCTGAGTTGCATAACGGTCCTGATCATTATGGTGACAGGACTCCTGACCCTCATGGGTTGGGAGTTAGCGAGAGAAAAGTGGGATGACATAAGGAATAAGAAATAGGTGCTACATGGTTGCGATACAGCATGACCATAAAACAGTTAAGAAAATACTAGAGCTTTGGGAGAAAGGACTTACCGGCAAGCAGATCGGTGAAAAGCTAGGGATGACTAGAAGCGCCGTTCTGGGGAAAGTAGGTCGTCTGCGCAAACTCGGACTGCTTGAATACAGGGACCCTGCGCAGAAGAAGAACATCTCTTCCAAAGAGCGTGCGCAGCGTAAGTCCTATCCGTTTGTTAAGAGCAACAAAAGCAAAGCGCTGCCGCCAATGCCGCCGGTGGAGGACGGCTTGCGGCCCCTGTCGCTCATGGAGCTGAAGGCGACATCCTGCCGATTTGTCATCAATGACAGCAAGAAGCCTTCTGACTTTCTGTTCTGCGGCAAGCCAAAGAAGACAGGATCATACTGTGAGGACCATTACAGTATTTGCTACATCAAGTCAGAACCACGCAAGCGCGACAAACCGCGCAAGGCATTTCAATTAAATCCAAGATACTCGGAGGCTAAATGATCCTACAACTCAACCCAACTATTCCTTTAAACACGCCAAAAGGCAAAGCTCTTGCGCATTTCATCGTGGACTATGGCGCAGAACATCACTGGTTATGGATATGCTTTCATGAGGATGGGGAGTGCTGGACATGGGAAAACAAAGACATAAGGGCGCTGGACAATCCGACTTTCGGTCGGAATATCAAGTCATCAAATCAGGATGGCATAATACGTTTGGGTGGTTGAGACGCCCAGAACGTGATGACATAGAGCAGGGCCTTTGGGCATACGAGGAGCCGGATGGGGACATTCGGATGTCGTCCGATCCTCGCCATGAAAAGGCTGCGTATTTAGACTTATGGGAGGCCCCAGATGGGGAGCGATTCTTTGCCTTCAGCTACGTGCCAAGAGCCAAAAACAAAAAGCTATCATCAGGTTAAGCGTGAGGTTTGTGCCAAGCACGGCATAACCATGGAAGAGCTTGACGGTGAAAGGCGGACTATGAAGCTCGTTAAAGCTCGCCGCGAGGCGTGGTGGCGCGGGCGGCATGAGTGCAAGAAGAGCTATTTATGGCTTGCATTTTATAGCGGCCAAAAGGATCATACGAGCATCCTTCAGGGCGTCCGCCGATATGAGGAAACAGTTTTACGAGCTTCGCAAAGCGGAGAGCGGGAGCATGTCGCTCCCACTGAATCAGGGCCAGTAACCTAGCCTCTGGTTTTCAATAACTGTCACAGCGTCAGATCGTAACGCTTACTGCCCCGGCTTGCGTTTTGCATAGCCGGGGCAATTTACTTTTATGGCGTAGGCGGCGTCGGAGGCACCCACGGCGAGATGGGATATTTGCCAGTCGCGATTTCTGCAAGCACCCAAACGGCCACGGGCGTACCGTCAGATTCTCGCGCGACATACGGACAAGCAACCCATGATTGGCCTGATGTATCGTAGATTTCCAACTGAACCAGATATGCGCCGTCTGGCATAATCTGACAGTTGTTAAGATTGCGAGCGGGTGCAGCCATCATTCACCTCAAGAAACACGCTGATACATGTAGTAATACTTGCCCGCACCAGTGTCCACGCCAGACAGGCCACGGAAGCGCCACGTACCACTCAGAGCCGAACCAGAACCCAAATCATTGACGTTGTATGGGGTGAATGGGCTGGTGCCTGCATAAAGAGTTGTTGATTGGTTCATATAGAATCCGGGCGTTCCCGGAGTGTTGGTGCTGGACTCCAAGATCACCATGGAACCAATCGGGTAATTGGTGTTGGTGGCTGACGTGCCCGTGTAGGGAGCCTGCGCAATCGTCACAGTAGACGT